CAGCAAATGTCTCATTGTTAAGCTGGATTTTTCTGTAGTTCTCTGCCAGCCTCTTTGCCATAGTAGGGCCAGAAGACCTAGCCATCTTAAGAACATCTTCGATAGCTCTAGGGTCTTCTAAACCTGCTACTAATTCAGTAGCTACTTCTTCTGTTAAAGCTTCTTTAGATAAAGGCTCATCAGCAGGAGCAGTTAAACGAAAGGCGTTGTTACTGAGAGTAGGTACTAACCATTCTTGGTCAGAAGCCATTCCATATAAGGTACCAAAGTCAAGTTTTTCTACTTGTTCTTTGTTCTCTTGCATAGCTCTGTTTAGGTCTACTTGTGGAATCACAGTAGTAAAAGGTAGAGGCAATTCCCCACCTAAACCTAACAGGTTTTCTGTTTCTTGTCCTAGCTCTTCAGCCATGATTTACCTCGTTGCTTTAGTTACTTCATGTACTCTGGTCTATTGTCTAGTGTTATGGTACCCTTGAAACCTAGTTCATCTACTAGTTGGGCTGTTTCACCTATCCATGTTTCTTCAATAGGCTTTTGACCTTTACCTGAGAAAGGATATTTACGTCTAAATTGCTCTTCTGTAAGCCCTGAGTCTAAGATAGCATCAGATACTGAACCAATCTGATTACCTAAGTCAGAAGGTAGCTGCTCTCCCAAGTCTCTAAGAATGTTAGATATAACTAATTCCATATTTAAACTGTCTATATCTGCCATAGGTATCGAAGCTAGAGATAGTGCCTGTGTACCAGTATCATTAGTAACTACTAGTTGAATGACATTAGGATTGTCATAATCGTTACTTACAGTAAATACAGAACCTTCTCCAAAAGCACTTTCAGCTATATCAGTAAGAGTATCCACTTCAGATATAGTGTCTAAGAAAGTTTGTAACTTAGGTACACCTACAGAAAGCTCACCAGATAATTTCTGAATAGCTCTCTTGTTACCTGCTTTATCTTCAACAACTATAAAGTCTTCTTGAACTCGCTCACCCATAGCCTTTAATGCTAGGTCTTTGGTCATACCCTTCATAGACATATAGTATTGAGTACCCTGTCTAACGTAATCTGAAACATGTCCCATGTTAGTTACATCTTTAAACACTGAAGATGAAAACCACCTACCTGACGTAGTTAAATCTTCTACATCAAGTGCGCCAATAGACACAGATTTTCTTGGGCCTTGAACTACTGCTAAAGCTGTAGGTAAAGTCATACCTGCTTTAGTTGTAAGAAAGTCTAAAGCTTCTAAACGATACTTAACTTCTTGGTCATTATTAACATAGTTTAGACTACCACCTAAAGCTATAGTAGAACGATAAGCTGTAAGAACCCCTTCAGCACGTGCTAGTGTTTCTTCATCATTTACATCTGAAATAGGTTGGGATACAAGAACATTAGTATTTGTAGTTAAAGGGTCTGATAGGAAGTTAGGTAAAGTACCTGTCTTAGTATAAAACTTTTTAAAGTCCTCTGCTAAATGACGTTGTGCTATCGCATCTGTATTTATATCAGCACCAGTCATAGCTGACTCAGCAGTAGCAGAATCTATCTTTTCTTGGAGTCTAGTAGCACTTTGTCTTTCATATTCATCTTGAGCTTCTTCTTTTGTAATAGTATACTTTTTACCACTTGGAAGTGTTATCTCAGTATCAGCACCGTATAATAACCTAGAAGGTCCATCAGCCATAAAGCTTAACACAGCCGTAGTTAAGTGTGTCTTACTCATCTGTGCATCTGCTTGTTCTAAACGTAGTGCTTCAGCATCTGCTAAAGCTTTGGCCTCTTTTACTTTCCTACTCTTTCTAGTTGAAGCTATTGTCTTATTTATACTATCAAAAGAAGGAGCGTTATCAGGATTAGTAGTAGCTTCTTCATCCTTAGACAATATTTCATACATAGGCGTAGTTTCGTTTTCAAACATACGGTCTGTAGTTATGATTGCCATTCCTGTTGTTAGTGCGCTTCGCTCTACGAATGGATTATTTGCTAATGTCTGTGTAATAACCTGTTCTATCATAGCTTGTTTAGCTTCAGAACTTATATTAGTTTTGTTCTCAATAGCTATCATCTCAGTAATAGCGTCACTTACTATTTCTTCCGTAGCTTCCTTCTCATACTTTTCTTTACTTGCTTTAATACTTAAACCAGCATCGTAGAAGTTTGCAGTAGAGAATTGATTTGCGTCATCTAACACTGCAAAGAGTGCGCCTGTTCCGTTATCGTCTACACGGGATTTAATAACGGTTACTGCTGCGTTGTTGACGTTAGCCCATCCTATGTTCGGGTAACTATCTACAGTCTCTTGAAGCAAGGTTTGTATTTCTACTTTCTTCTCTTCAAATGAAAGATTAGCGTCATCTTCAATAGCAGTAACTTCAGTAAATACATTACCTAAGGTCTTACCTCTAACGTAATCACCCTTTTTAGGGTCATAGTTAGTTTCATACCAACCTATGTTTCCTACTTTAATGTCCTGCTCTACTGCGTTTCTAACTTCTTCGTCCGTAATCTCATCAAGAATAGGAGCCATTGCAGCAGCTCTAACTTCAGTAAGAGCCGTTTCACCATCATCTCCGTAGTACAAGTCAGGGTCAGTTGCAAGAGCTTCAGAGGCTGCTTGACCAGCAAGCCTTAAAGCTGTCTGTCGGGCTAGCTTTGCTTCGGCTGCTTTCTGTCTTTTAATACCGTTTTCAATTTCAATCTCACGCTTTACACGTTTTGCCTTTTCAATTCTAGTCACTTCTTCAACAGCAGGTGTTATGTTAGCAATAAACTGCTGAAGAGGTGAACCACCCTCAGGTAAAGAAGGGGGTCTAACATAGGTGTCTACTGTGGTAGCTACAGGTGTTACTGTAGTAGGTGTTTGTAAACCTGCTACTTGTACTCGTTGTTTCGCCATAGTGTTTTCCTATCTTTAAAATATACTAAACTTAGCTTTGAAAGCATCTTGCTCTGTGTCGCTTAATCCTGAGTAATAACTAGCTGTAGCACTTGCCGCAGTACTCAAAGCCGCAGACATAAAACTAGGCTGTTGACCTTGACGAATAGAGTTAATTCTACTCTCAGCTTCAGCATCAGCACCTCTACGTTGTAAAGCCATTTGTCTTTCCATAGCCTCTGCGTTCTGAGAGAGTACTGTCTTTCCTCGTTCCTCTTGAGCAACAAAGTCATTATATAAAGCATCTACAGAATTACCTGATACACCAGCTTCACCAGCAGCAACTACTAACTTTTCTCTTTGTTTTAAAGCCGCTATTGCTAGTTGAAACTTCTGTGAGGCTATTGCTTCGTTCTCTTGAATTAATCTTTCATTTAAACTCTGTATCTTTAAGTCACGTGCCTGAATAGCACGTTGCCTGTTTGCATTGTATAAAGCTTGTTGGTCAGCAGCGTCACTACTACTCTGCATAAAACCAGCAACACCTTTAGCAATGGTAAGGGCTGTCATAGGGTCTATAGCCATTATCGTATCCTCACAAATTCTAAGAAGGGTTTGTCTCCTACACCCCACGTATCATGTTTCTTTATAAATGTGAAGCCTACAAACTTTAGCCAGTTAATAGCTAGTGTGTATTCTGCATCCACAGCATTAGTTAGAAGTGGGTATTTACTACTCATCTCATCTACCCATTTACGTGAACCACGCAGGAAGGGTAGCCATACCTTACGGATAGCAGGTGTGGTGAGTAACCAAGGAACTGCTGTCAGTTCGTCCTGCTCACATACACCATAGATACCTGCTATCTCTTCTGTATCTGTTACAACAATAGTCCAACACTCTGTGGACTCATCTAAGCCTAACTGTAACGCTTCTCTAGTACTGCCATGCGAAGCTAACACTTCCTGTGCATCCTCTGGTCTTAAGTTATCTATCAGATAATCTACATCTGCCTGAGTACTCTGCCTCACATGACCTTTCATTACATTCTCCTTGAACGTAGTACGTAGAAACCTTCCCACTCTGCTGATTGAAATGTGCAGGGTAGGTGGCTACTACTCTTTAGAGTTACGGTTGTACTAGTAGACTTACCTAGCACACCAAAGCGGTACGTGCCAGAGTCAATAGCGGCCTGATTTAATATGTTAGTAGCACCACCTACGATACGTCCTGTGAACTGTCGTGTGTAGGGTGTCCTTCTAAGCGGTGTCACATCTACCTCAAAGAAACCTGACTTGTCATATACGACTGCATAGTTTCTTAGTTGTAGGTGTCCTGTTGTAATAGGTTTGTTTTCTGCTTTAACTACTGGTTCTGAGAACTCGTACTTAAATGTAAACGGTACACCAGCAAACACTACCTCACTATTAGACAGCTTACCTGCTACATCAGACAGAGGTATAATCTTACCAGTCTGGTCTACATAGATAGCAGTAGCATCAGTGTAGGGTAGGGTAGTAGTTCCACCTGATTGTAGGATTACTCGCCTATCTAGGTGTACTGAGAAGCCACCAGTAGTATAGGTGGTAGCATCGTCCACTGAAAGGTTGATACGCTCTAGGAACAGGTCGTTGCCCCTTTTAAGCAGTATTGTAATATCTGCCAAGTTAAACGAATAACCTATGACATCCCCACCAAACACCCAACGTGACCAAGAAGCCTGTAGCTTCTCTCTACCCTGCCAGTAGTATCTATACACATATAGTGCTGTAGGGTCATTGTCAGATTGTACAAGTATCATGTCCTCATTAGAGGATGCTTGAATGTTCTTTATCTCACCGTTTAGATACTCAGGTACGTGTGCTGTAATCTCTGTAGCATCGTTAGTATCTGTGTCAGAGTCTACAAAGTACTCCCACATACCAGACCATGCACCACGCTTAGACGCGAAGTATACATACTTACCTGACTGTGCTGGCTTGGCCCTTAGGCTAGCCTCAAACTCTGTGGTGTTAGCTACGTTAATAGTCTCTGGTGTGAGTACAGGGTCAGCAGTAACCTTGAACTGTGTAAGGTCTGAGAAGAGCAGTAGGCTCTCGTTAAAGGGTACTGCGTGTTTAAGTATACTAACCTTGTTAGAGGACACTGCAACGTCTATAGGGTCACTATCCACAATAGTTAGTACAGACTTACGGAAGAAGTCAAACTCCTCAAACTCGCCAGCACGTGAGAAGATTACATTCTCATCTGCTAGTACACCTAGTCTATTCCTGTGAAAGAAGATGTCTGCTAACTTAAAGTCAACAAAAGAGGGGAAGGGGTTAGTATCATCATCACCTACTTTTCTATCTCTGTAGGTTACAGGGTCAAACTGGAAGTCACCACTAGCCAGCTTAATAAGCTTGTGAGGCATAGTAGATGCGTCTAGCTGTGTTAGTGCGGCTGGTTCTACAGTTTCTTTCCACACACCATCGTTAGTAAACTTGACGTAGTAATCATCCTGTGCTTTCTGATTATCACCAGATACTTTGATTACAAAATTGGTTGGTCCTTCAGTAGGTAGTTTCTTAAAATCCTGTGTCTCGTCCTTAAATATAAGTAAGTGGTCCCCACCGTGTGAGTCACCTACTTCTACTTCAAAGTCAGTACTATCAGTAGACTTAATCCATAATACAGAACCATAACGTGTCACATCGAGTCCTGCAATAGGCCCACTGTTTGTAATGTTTTCATAATAAGTTGTACTAACAGAACCACTGGTAAACTTACGTAAGTTGGTAGCAATCAAATCTGTTGATGCACCACGCTCTGCGTCCTGTGTGAGTGCTGTACTAGACTGTGTACTAGACTTAGTAGCAAATTCAACAGTACCAGTATTACCACCCTTTGTCAATTTAAGTCTGTACGTAGAAGAGTAGTCAGCCTGTTTAACATAGACCAGTGCTTCTGGATTACGTGTAGAGGCTGTAGCTGTGCCTTTTGCTATCGTAGTATTCTTGTTTACAATAAACGTAGAGTCTGCAATAGAGACAGCCGCTAGCTCTTTACTAGGGTCAGTAAGTCCTGACAAGTAAGAAGCTGCGTTGTTAGTGACAGTCTTGGATGTGCCATCCTTGTCAAACACCCTGATTACACCAGCAGTATCTACCACCATAGAGTAAAACTCATTCTCATCTCTACGGATAGTATGTACAAATGCCTTGTCTAGGTTACTGATAGTACCTAAGTTAGCTACATGGGTAGTGCTAGGACGCTTAGACAATCCTGATACCACACTAGATAGTCCGTTCTCCTGCACCTCTGCTTGTGTGTTAAGGCGTAGGGATGGTGGCTGTTGTGATACCCCATTAATGAGGTTTGGTATGGATTGACTGATGAGTGCCATTAGAGTGTTCTCCTACCCTGCCTATCAATGATAGAGTATGTGTCATAGTTATCAAAGATGTTATGGTCATCTGCTGCCTTGTCAAACTCTTTTAGTTCCATTAGCGCAGTCATCTCATCTCGTTCTTGAAAATCATGTAGTGTATTAGAACCAACCACACGGTCTTGGAAAACCCTTGTAGCTTTTAGTACTATATATCTCTTAGCTACCTCAGGTAGGTCACTAAAGTTTAATTGAACCACAACGTCTAACTGAGTAGAAGCACCTACATTAAAGGTGTGGTTGGTCCTGTCATACATCTTTAGGCCACGCTGGACTAGGTTAGGACTATCAGCCGCTAGCGTAGCGTCAGCACGTAGGATGTCGGTACCTAATATAATGTGTCCGTTAGTATCCTGTGCAAAGCTTTTATTTAATTCTGTGTTGAAGTGCCAGCCCATAGACTGTACTTCTCTATCTATTGTGTTTAATATTGTTTCAGCTACCTCTGCCTCAATAAGACCAGAGGATAAACTACTTACAGGTGCTTCGCCAATGGCAGAAAGCATCGTGTTGACTGCATCTAATTGTGTTGTTCCTGCCATATCATTTACCTTTATGCTTTCCACTTAGTCTTGTTGGCCCAATAAGCCGCACTTGACGGTCCTTTAGCTATGTTCTTGGCATGACGAGACTTAAATGCTTTGCGTTGTTTTGCTGATTGATTAGTCTTAGCACCTCGCTCACCGAACCTAATTATTTTAGGTTTATCCTTAGTGCCTACTAATACAGCATGTGACTTCTTACCCTTAGGGGAACTTTTAGGTATCCTTAAACCCCTAAAGGTTTCTCCTGCGTGTGTAATACTCATCTTATTTCTTCTTCATATACTTGTTCTGGACAGGCTTACCCACCTTCTTGGCTTCTTTCTTAGCGGCCTCTTGGCCTTTCTTAGTATACTTAAAATGTTTTGAACCTACTTGTGGCATAATTATTTCCTATACTGTGCTGTCTTCTTAGCAATCTTGAGGGGTTGACGGACAAACTGTTTACCTTTGCGAGAACCTTCACGCTTTGCTTTGGTAGTAGCAGCGTACTCTGATGAAGATAGCGACTTAATAGCCGCCTCTGGTAGATAACGCTCACCTGTCTTAGCAGATGGCTTACCAGACTTAGTACGCCACTTCTGTTTGGTCCACTTCTTAAGGCTTTCCTGAGGCTTCTTCACGATGTGTAGCCCCCACCTGCTTTCTTGTAACGTGATGCAAGTAGTTGTGCTTTACGAGCAGACCATTGACCAGCGTTACCGCCCTTGCTTCCAGCTTTAATGCTATTGAACATACGCTTACGCATGGTAGGCTTAGTGTAATTACCTGCCTCGTTTACACGTGACTTCTTAATTTTTAATTTATTCATAACACCATCCAATAAATGGAGAGAGGCTCTAGAAACCTCTCCCCTTTGTTATGTTAAGCGTCAGCGTCAAGCAATGCGATACATGATGCAGGACGTAGGACGTTATGGCCCATTGCGTACTTAGCAACCATGAGTGTACCCTGACGGTTAATCTGATACTCAGACTCCATACCAAGGTCAAGCAACTTAACAGTAGCTACTGCTTCTGGTGTAAAGACAAAGCCTTTAATCAGTGAAGCTTCTGCTACCATGTCACGCCCATCAACAGCGGCTGTCGGTAGGTCGTAGTGTGTTGTACGGCCTGAACCAGCAGTGTTTGCTAGTGGTGCATTGTCTGATGTCTTACCTTCAGCAGCATCACCTGTAGTGAAGTTAGTGTACAGGTTAGAAACGTCAGCATGGTTTGACATGATTACAGGAATACCTGCAATAGCTGGAACCATACCTGATGCAACAGAACCGTTACCACCGAAGTCTTTGTTCATGTATGTCAGCTTAGAGCCATCAGTTACATCCATCAGTGCATAGTACTGTGCTGGTGGAAGGACAACGATTGCGTTCTCTGACGGAATGTTAGAGATGTCCATTGTCTTCTTGGCATCAAAGATAGCTTTAGCAATCTTCGCAGGGTCAAGCAGGTCAGCAGTAGCCGTACCTACAGTGACGTTACCAGTAAAGTCTTCTTCACCAAATGCTTTATAGTCTTGGATAAGACCAGCAGCGGCTGTAGCGTTAGTTGACAGAGCCGCCTTAACGAGCATACGTGCTACGTTACGGTCAGCT